CCCCCCTATACGCCATTGTGGGTGAATCAAGGCAGGAGGCTCCTAAGGTTAGAGCATACCCACGCAGGCATCGACAACAGTAACCCAACTGCATCAAATGTGTGATCCTGCGCACCCCAATCAAGAGGACTTGGCAACCGAGGTTGCGTTTAAATCGTGCCGAACATCACACAGCTCGGTCTCAGGGCCAGCTCACGCTGCCGCGGCCATGGCGTACGCGCCATCGACCGCCACCTGTTCAACAATGTCGTAAAGCCCGTGTGCGACCGCACCACCGCCAGCCACAGCTGCGTCCCAAACGATCGTGGAACCAGCCTTGTGCTGCGTGTGACTTGCGGCCGCTGGGTTTGTAAGGGCAAACCGTACGCGATACTCCACAGTAACCTGATAAATCAGGCCCACTTGGTCCGGGTTGACAAACACAATGGGCGTCAATCCCATAGGTTGGCCGTCAACCTCGGGTGTGTTCCCGGCATTTGGCTTCCACGTCGTGGTGATCTCTGCTGCTTCGGAAACTGACTTGGTCAACGGGTGGAAATTGGACAATTCGCTCATGTTCAAAGGAAGCGCATTGCCTATCACACCCTTGAAGGCCAACTTGGCAGCAGACATGACACGGGGGGTCATCAGTGAAATGAACTCACTAGCGTAAGTGCCCCACGCAGCAGTTGAATCGCCAAGTGGCAGCTGCGTCCCGCATATTCCTCCCCACACCATACCCGTCGTGGTCTGCACCGCCTCTGGGTTCATGACCTGAACCGTGAGTGCTGCCGGTACAAGCTGAGTATTTTGGTCCATTGCTCGCAAAGGCGTCATGCTCAATGCGACGCAGTTGTTGGTCGCGTTAACGGCAGCGGCGGAATTCACCGAGGCCCTCCCGACGATATTGGTCCATCCCTGTCTTCCATCTGGGGATCGGACTATCTCGGGTCCAAACATTACGAATTTGCTGTCCAGCGAGTAAAAGTTGGTCAGCCGGATCACAGTGTATGGTCCGGTTGGCCGCGGCAAGGGCAAATGATCACGCAACGTGGCATTAAAGTACCTCCGCAGCATGGCTGATGTTGGGTGTTGCTTCGGCTGCTTCTTGCGGCCGTTTCCAAAGGGCTGCCGCGGTAAAGCGGCAGCCCCCTGCGCAATGCCCACGAGCGCTCGGCTCGCTCGCACATTCGCCCTCGCCGTCTGCAACTCGCGACGGAGCAAAGCCTGACCAGCGCGCTGTCTCCTGCGCGCCATGCCCTCTGAGAATGCGGGCAGCAAAAGCAAGGTCCAACTCGAGGTTGGATAAGTGGAAAATGTGTCCTAAGGATGGACACAAGCGGTGTCAAGTCGGCGGACTCTTGGGCCCTGCAAATTCTAATTCTTCGCCTACCTCCGAAGAGGCACCATCATTTATCGAATCCCTGCAAAGTCCATACGCGAACGAGGCTCCGATAAGCACCCCGCCGTAAAAAGAACTAAGCATGCGTCCCTGGTTCACAGGGTCATCCGGCGCAATCCGGAGTACCGTAACCATTTACGGGTCTCGGCTACCCAACCCCCGCACCTTTTGGGCGTCAGTACGGGGACCAGGGTCCGCGACGCAATGCGCGTCACGTCACAGCAACGCCAAAGTGGCATTGTTGCTGAGTCCACTGGGCCAGACCTCGTGGCGAGCTTGAACAGTGGCCAATCTGTGGGGTGTGGGAATCAACCCCCTCGCCTGACCTTCACGTTAACCCTCCCAGTTTGAGGGTACAATGCTGAGCGTCCCCAGATGGCGGAAACGACGCAAGGAAAATGTGCAGCTTGACGTGTGGATCTACGTCTTCAATCAGGCCTGGACACCGGGGTTCCGAGCGGTGCAAAGAGTGACTACGGCGCAATGCCAGCACTCCTGATACCTGAAAACGCTACTTCCGCGGCAAAATGCCGCGGCCGCGACTTGTACGCCGGTAGAACCGGCCCGCCAGCACAGCATGCTGCAACGGGTGAGACACATGCAAATGTGCGGTGCTTGAGCTGCCCTATGCCCGAAGGCATTCGGGCAGACTGTCAAGCAGGGAACTGTCCTCCAAATTCGCTGGCCACATCTTCAGTGTAGTGGCTTCACGTTCGCTGATGGGATATCCAAGTCTCCCTAAGAGCTCAAGACCGTCGTCATGGACGTTGTCACGAATGCTCTCCGCGAGCTCACTGTAAGCCAAGCCTTCTTCAGACTTGTGCCCAGCAAGCTGCATCTCCGTCTCGTGGTCCACACGAGACGGGGAGCCGGACTGTGCCGCCCAGAAATCGGACAGTTTGAGATAATGCTGGCATAGCATCCCGCATTTGCGGTTCGCTAGCGCTCTGGCGAGCATGGCATCCCTGCCGACTTGTGCCCGCCCAGCATCACTCTCGATGGCAACTCTCGAGGAACTCACGCCAGAACTGCGCATGCCGCGCACCGGATCTGGCAAATGATCTCCCGTCAATCCTTGCTCATCGACGCCGAATATATACCCGGTGAACTCCGCTGTGTTCTTGCCGAACACAAGTTTCATTTCAAATCCGCACCGGGTCCAGAACGACTTTATCTTGGCTATCAGCGTAGCCGGCAACTCATCTGTGCCGACTATCGAGTCGTCGCCTTCGAAGAAGGCATGAAACCATCTCTGCTTCCCCTCTATGTCCACTCCGTTTAGACATTTAGGGTTAGCAAAGCAAGAGGGGTCCTTGAAGACCGAAGCGTGCCATAGGATAAAATTCACGATCCAATTAAGGATACTGGTCCCCCTATGGCCTGAACGCCTGATGGCGTCAATCTTGGGGCGGATTGTACCGCGTTTCGTCTTCATGAACAATTTGAGCGTTTTGGCGCTGCCAGCACGCTCATGCTCGGCCAGCCAGCTGGCTGGTATGACACACGTTTCCATGAGTCTGGCCGTAACATGTTCAATGATGGGGTTTTCCGTCACCCCCCGGACGTCTGCACTGCAACGTGCATCCCAAGCCGTCCCATCGCCTTCCACGATGGACGTTTTCTTTCGCTTCGGCCTCCGTAAGGCATCTACGACGTCTTGCATCGCAGCTTCTTTGCTGCGGTGTTTTATCGACTTCCCTTCGAAGTGCTGGAACACGATGTCCTCTATGCACTTGATTGTCAACAAAGCCATGAGCTGTCCTGAATCTCCATCGGCTATCAGCACTCGGGGTGCCTTACCCCGGGGCATCGCCTCCGCCTTGATGGAACCTGTGAACTTAAAGCTCGGGTCAATGTCGATCAGCAGGTTGCCGACTGACGTTTCGAAGCGCGTGTCGGTCCATTTGGCCGACTTGCAGTCGAATAGCTCCGGGTGTTCAGCACTCCAGGCGTCGATATTCTTCTCAGAAAACAACGCCGGCATGCGATTTTTACCCTTGATATGCCCGTAAAGGAGCGCACGCACAAGATTGCCAATGCGCTCCTTATCATCAGCCGTCGGCTGAAAGGGCAGTCGCTTCTCGACCATCCGCTTCTTGATGCCGTATTCCAGGCATGCAGGAGAGTTCGCATAGACCACAGGGGGTCCATGTGGACAAGGCCCGATGGTACGGCCCCGGACCTTCTTGTCTTCGACGTCTGTGACGTCGACTCCCCAGATCATCCCCCGCTCATCGACAAAACTCATGTCTGGGGGGCCCTCTTGATCTTCCGCCATCGCTCCACGCACGTTTGCGTCATCGGCGTCATTGCCTCCATTTGGCAGCACAAACTCTTCCAGCTGCACCAAGGGCTTGACGTCTTCGGCCTTCTGGGCCCAGATGACTCCGTTCGCGCTCTCCGTCACCTTTATGAGACGGCATGGTACGACGCGGCGTTCCACTGCAACTCGTTCATCGTGAGTACAGCAAGGCAGCAGGCCCCACTTCACCGCGACACTGGCCCCCGAATAGAGGGCCGTCATCGCAGCGGGGCTCACCTGCCGGAGGTAGTGGTGGTCTTCACTGCCTGTGTTCCACAACCTGTTTGCGGCCTGCTGAAAGGTCGCTGCTGTTGTGGACACCTTCACGCCAGGCACGCAAGTCGCCATGGCAAGCGGCTGTGCCAGCTTGGTGAATTCTTCTTCAGTGAATCTCACCCTCACGCGGCGCATCTTAGGGCGGCAAAACATCGCCCTTACCACGGAGGTGTTCTTCGTGCACATACTGCACTCTTTCACCCACCACTGGACCTCCCAGTCTCCCTTACGCGATTGAAGCGTTGCTAACGCGTGAGCGTCGCAACACGGACAGACGGTACGCGCACCGACTCCCGAATGTCCGAACATGATTCGATTATAGCACAAACACCGAAGTGAATGTCGCGGGACGAATCGCTCCCCACGCAACTGTTTCGGAACCCACGCGCGGACGCATGAG